TGAAGGACCGGGCGCTGGAAGGCTACCGGCACGAGTGCTTGATGTGGGGAGTCCTGGAGCCGCACCGGGCGAAGGAACACAAGCAGAAACCCCCGGCGGTTCCCGACATTCTGAAGATAGGGTGACGCATGGCTGGTTCGGACATTCGGGTCAAACTCACTGCCGAAGGCATCCAGGAGGTGCTGGGCGCGCTGCGCAAAGTGCAGACCGGGGTGAAGGCCGTCAAGAAGGACACCGAGGGCCTGGGCAGCCGCCTCAAGAATGAGCTTCGAGGCCTTGGCTTCGCCGCAGCCGCCGCCGCAGCCGCCCGGGGCATGGCGCAGCTGGTCAAGGGAGCGATCGACTACCAGGACAAGATCGAGGAGATGACCGGCATTACGGGAGCCGCTGCCGAGGTTGTATCGACGCTTGGAGTGGCTGCGCGAAAGGACGGTGTGGAGCTGGAGGTTCTATCCAAGGGCCTCAAGAAGTTTTCGCAGTTCATGCTCGACGCGCAGCGGGGTGGCGCTGCCACCACGCGGACCCTGTCCCAGATGGGGCTTTCGGTTGATGTTCTCAGGGGCAAAAACATCGGCGAGCAAATGGAGATCATCGCCCGGGCGCTTGAGGGCCGATCCGGCATGGATCGCACCGCTCTGAGCATGGAACTGTTCGGGAAGGCTGGGGCCGATCTGGAGGGCGTGCTTGAGACCTTGAGCCGTGACGGGTTCCAAAAGCTCCAGGAGGAAGGCCGCAAGACCGGCGAAGTGATCACGGATGATGTGGCCAAGGCTGGCAAGGAAGCCAAAGCGAAGATGATGGAGCTGGACGCCCAGGTGCGTGGTCTCACCCAGAACCTTACGGCTGGGCTGGTACCGGGGCTCACGAAGGCGGCTGAAGGTTTCATGGACGCCGCAGCCGAGGGCGCTAACGCCGGGGCTGGAATCCGTATGGTAGGGCAGGGTATCGGCTGGGTGGCGAAGGTCGCGATGTCCGCGTTTGTGTTCATGGGCAAAGCGCTGGGGCATGGCCTGGCCAACTGGGCAGAGTTCTTTGAAGGTGTTTACGACGCGATCAAGACCGGGGGAGGTGCAATTGCGGACGGGTTTGCGACGATAAGCGTCTCGATCGGTCAAGCGGTCCAGGGCAACATTGGGGCGGCCCGTTCGGTGTTCAAGTCCGGGTTTGCCAAAATCGAGATGGACGTAAAGGAGCTTTCCACCAGGATGGCCGGGCGGTTCAACTTGGTGAAAGACAACATGTTTGGGTCCGGGTGGACCAACATCAAGAGCGCCATCGGCAAAATCTGGGAGGATCAAGGCGCTGCAGCCGCAGGTGGGGGCACCAAGCCCGACAGGAAGGATCTGGCCATCGCGGCTGATGGCAGCGAGAAGCGCGCTGGCCAAGCCATTGCGGCCCAGGCCAAGCGGGCGCTGGACGCCGAAAAGGAAGAGCTGGAAGCCTTCCTGGAAATGACCGAAAGCTTCTACGAGCGCGGCCTGATCGACCTGGACACCTACCTCGCAGCCCGCCGCACGGCCATCGAGCGGAGCACCGCTGCTGAGATTCGTGCGCTGGAAGAGCAGATCCGGGCCGAACGCGCCGGAGCCGCAGCGGGAACCCCCGCCGAAAAGGGCGCGGCCGCCATCAAGATCGGCGACCTCCAGGCCCAGATCACGGCCAAGCGAACCGAGGGTGAGCAGAAGCTTCAGGGCCTGGAACGCCTTGGCATCGAAAAGCGGGAGGCCGCAGCCCTGGAAGCCCTGAAGCTCGAAGCTGAACTGGAAGCCGCCAAGGGCCGCACTGGGGAGGCCGCGATCCGTGCGATCCAGGCCGAGTACGAAGAGCGGATCCGTGTGGCCCGCAGCCCGGAAGCCAAGGCAGCCCTGCAGGAACTTCAGGCCCAGGCCGTCGCCAAGAGCGACCTGTCGGGCAAGACTCAGGCCGCCGATCTCGGCAAGGCCCGCATGGATACGGCACTCCAGGCCATCGACAACAACCTGGCCGTGGGCGCCCTGTCCGATGCCGCCGCCCAGGAGCAGCGCATCCAGGTCTACCAGCGGTTCCTTCCCCTCCTGCGGGAGCTGGCCGAAGCCCAGCTCGCCGCGGCCCAGACCACCAATGACAAGGCGCTGATCCAGCAGGCCGAGGCCCAGCTGGTGAACCTCCAGGGCCAGGAAGCCCAGCTCGTGCGCATGAAGGACACCCTAGCGGATTTCAAGGAAGCCGCCGCCGATGCCTTTGTGGATGGATTCGCAAACTTCCTGGCGACCCTGGCCGACACCACCAGCAGCCTCACCGACAAGGTGAAGGCCCTGGGCGCCAGCATCGCGCAGGCGGTGGCCCAGCTCGCAGCCATGCAAATCGCCAAGGCCGCAGCGGGTGCCATGGGCTTCGCCTCCGGTGGTCTGGTCTCAGGCCCAGGGACTGGCACCAGCGACAGCATCCCGGCCCGGCTTTACAATGGTGAG